GTTTCCCAGTCACGATCGAATCTCGCATATTGGGAAAAGCGTGAGGAAGCGATCAAAGATGAAAGAAGTGATCCTTATAGATTTGGCTTTGAACTCGATACATGGGAGTTAGCGGATGAGCAGTTAAAGACTCACTCGGAAATTCTGCTTATGGGAGGGAATAGGGCTGGCAAGTCCGAGCTTTGTGCAAAGAGAGTTGTTCAGACTTTAGTCGAGAATCCAGGCACAATTATTTGGTGTTTAACGGAAACATCGGCAAATTCGATCCAATTTCAGCAGAAACTCGTTTTCAAATACCTTCCAAAGGAGTTAAAATCGTTAGGCAGAGGTAAGGTTGGATATGTCATGTATTCACTTCGTAATGGATTTACTGCCTCAAAGTTTACTTTGCCCAACCGGTCCGAGTGCATCTTTAGAAATTGGAGCCAGGACATCAGCACAATCGAAGGAGGAGAAATCGGATGTCCCTCTCCACCGGTAACCGGCACCCACAACATTGGATTTTGGGCTGACGAATTGGTGCCAATGTCGTGGGTGAATACGCTAAGGTTTAGATGCGTAACAAGATCGCATGAGAGTCCACATGATGGAGTAGTTCGACCGGCAAGTGGCTTAATTTCCTTCACCGCAGTAGACGGCTGGAACAGCGTAGTCAAATCGATGCTAACGGGAGCGAGAACAGTCGAATCAGCAAAAGCGGATCTCCTAGACGGCGAAGAAGTCCCCCTCGTTCAACAGCCCATCCGCAAAGCCAGTTCTGTGGTTTATTTTCATACAGCGGCGAATCCCTTTGGCGGCTGGGCGGCGATGAAGAATCAACTGGAGGGCGAGAAGCGGGAAACTATTTTATGTCGGGCGTATGGAGTGCCTGTGAGGCAGTCTAGAGCCATTTTCCCTTCTCTCTCGGACCGTAACTTCGTATCCCCTGAAAAACTGCCCGATTTCAAAGATGCCAACTGGGTAATGTCAATCGACCCAGCGGGAGCAAAGCCTTGGACAATGGTCCTCTTTGCAATCGATCCACATGGAGTCGCCTGGGCGGTTAAGGAGTTCCCTAACTTCGACACATGGGGAGGATGGATTGATCTGACGAAGGACAAGCTAAGTGCCGGCGAGGCCGCCCAACCGAACGGGTACGGCTTGGCGGATTATGCCGATGAGATTCGTAGAATGGAGGAGGTATGTGGGGAAAGTGAGGTCATCCGCATAATCGACCCTCGTTTGGGAGCGGCGAGCTATCAGAAGTCGGAAGGCAGTTCCAACATTATCGATGATTTAATGGACGAAGATATTATTGTTCAGCCCGCCGAAGCACTCGACATCGAAACAGGACTCCAGGCTATTAATAATTTACTCGCATGGGATCGGGATAAACCGATGGATTTGGATAATAAGCCTAAATTGATGTTTTCGGATGAATGTCAAAATCTCATAAGTTGTCTTCAGGCATACACTCCTGGAAACTTGAAGGATTTTTCCAAAGATTTTGTTGATGTATGTAGATATTTTTGCATCGGAAATTTCGAGTATTTCAGCGAGGACGAATTAATTTCAACGGGTGGAGGAGGATATTAATTATGGGAAAAGTAAAGAAATATAGTGACTGCCAGCGTGACCAAGTGGTGATTCTGCGAAAAACAGGGATGTCATGGCCGAAAATCAGCAAGCAATTAGGCATCCCTCGTTCAACCTGTCGGGGGATATGGGTAGAGGATTCGGATAGTAAAGTGGGTTTACCTTCCCCGCCGGCAAAGCAGATTGAAAAGGCTAGGGTGCTTAAACTCGTCCCAAATCCCCGCCTTATGCTCATTCATTTTGATGATCGGGAAGGGATTGCGAGGTGCGTTAAGAGACCGGAAGCCAATCACCCTCCAAAATCGGAAATTTATGTCAAAAAAGTCGAAGGAGACGATGATTTGTATCGAATCGCCTAGCCAACAGGACAAGCGGATTGATCTTATGTTGAGGGAAATGGTGGTAGAGGAGGGCTTGTCTGCATTTGAGGCGGGAAGAGATCCGAGGAGTCATACTTTACAAGAGATAGCAGACTTTAGTGGGGTTGGTTTTGAGACTATGAGACGGATCGAAAAAACAGCCCTGAGTAATTTAAAAAAAATAATGTTAGAATTGGAGATTAAAAATGGAAATACAGGAATTTAGCGAAAAAGGACCGGATGTAGATGCCATAAAGAAGGAGTTTGAAGATGCGAAAGCGGATCTCTCCTTTTGGATGGATAAAGCGGAACAGGGTAGGGAGTGTCGATTTAACGAGTGGGCTGGCAAGGATGAGTCAGGCAAGAAGAATGGTCCGGAGGCATTTCCTTGGGACGGCAGTAGTGATCTCGAGCCAAACTTGGTTAACCCATTGATCGATGGCGATGTGGCTTTACTTTCGCAATCTCTGTCACAAGCCAACCTCGTAGCCGCTCCCGTAGAAAGTTCCGACATTGGCAGTGCGAAGATGGTAAGCGAGTTTTTAAAATGGCGGATGAACTCAATGACGGAACTTCCTCGGGAAGCCGCTATAGGAGCAAACTATTTATTGCAGAATGGAATTACATTCTTCGGCACTTATTGGAAGCGGGAAACCACTCGAGTATTCAAGGATATTAGCCTCGAAGAGATTGCACAGATGAGTCCCGAGCTGGCTATGGCAATCCAAGATCCCGAGATGAAAGAGGGAGTTGAGGAGATGTTATTCCCGTTATTCCCGAATCTGAAAAAGCGAAGAGTTCGGAAGATGATTAACGAACTTCGCAATAAAGGAGTATCGAAAGTTCCGACTGAAAAGGCGGTTGTAAATCGTCCGGCAATTAAGGCTTATGAATTAGGTCGGGAAATAATCATCGACTCTAATGTAATCGATTTGGAGTCTGCCAGGAGCATTCACTGCATTCACTATTACAGCCCCGAAGCACTCATGCAGAAGGTCAACGAAGGATGGGATAAGAAGTGGATTGAGGAGGTACTGGAGAACAGTAAAGGCTTTTATGCACCTGAGAGTTACAGTTCTGATTTAATGTCTTACGACACCGGTAATTTTTACGGCACACAGGATTATGAAGGCATGGTTCGAGTTATTACGACTTATCGTAAGGAATTGGATGAAGACGATGTACCAATTTGTACCATTACCTGTTGGGCGGATGAAGCCGAAGGGCATGGGTTCCATAGTCCGATGGCATATGATGAGGGCAAATATCCATTTGTCTGCATAACTCGTGAGAACCTCAATCATCGATTGCTCGATTCCCGAGGTTACCCTGAACTTTTAAAGTCTTATCAAATTTCAGTAAAAACTGAGATGGATGCCCGGCGTGACCGCGCCTCGATGAGTACCTTGCCAGCCGCAGAATATATCGTTGGCCGAAAGCCCGAACGGATCGGACCAGGTGCGCAGATTCCAGTCCGCCGCCGTGGAGAGTTTGGATTCGTTGAAATTCCACGCTACTCGCCAGCCTCGATGGAGGTGGAGATGCAAATCAGACAACTCGCCAATAAGATAACTGGCAGAGCGACATCACCCGAGGATGCGGTTGAAGCAAATAGCATTCGCCAGCACTTGGTAAACCAATGGCTCAATGGATTTAAACAGATTTTAAATCGTGTATGGTGTCTAGACAGAACTTACGGCGGTCCACAAATTTGGTTTCGGGTAACAAATAACGAACAGGGTGCGATGCTCATGTTAGATGAAACTGCCGAGGTTTATGATTTTAATATCACCTGGAACTCGATGAACCAGGACGAGGAAAAGGTTCTTCAGAAGCTGGATACAGTTGGTAAATTAATGTCAACTTATGACCGTCAAGGAGTTGGTCGATATGATGTATATCTTCGTAAAGTTTTGGAAGCAATCGATCCTAACTTAGCCGGTCAATTGATCGCCCCAGTTGAAGAAGCAACCGACAAAGAAATTCAAGAAACTTCAGCCGACATTGCCAAGATTGCATCGGGACAAGTGGTTAATGTACCTCAACAGGGTGTAAATTCTCAACTTCGTCTACAGAAACTCCGAGAGTTCCTTGAAGGTACACCCGAAATACCGGCACAGGATGTTCAACAGCGAATGCAAGAGGATGAGAACTTCGCAAAGAGACTTCAGACATATGCGGGACAGCTCGAAATGATGCAAGCCCAGCAAAGAAACGCAATAATTGGCCAGCTAGGTACTCCTCCTGGCAATGTACCAGGTACATCAGTAGCCGCTTAAATAAAAAGGAAATATTATGCCATACGAAAAAGGAGCATCGGATCGTGACTGGGAAAC